CCTCCGTTATACAACCATTCGTCGAGGGTTGCAGCTTCCCAGATTGGGTAGAAGTGAAGACCGATTGCGTTAGATGACGGGACAATTGCCCCAGAGATGATGTTGTTTCCATAGAGTAGAGAGCCAGCTACGGGTTCACGTATACCATCTATGTCAACAGGTGGAGCAGCTATGAAAGCTACTATGAAAGCTGTTGTAGCAGTTAAAAGTGCAGGGATCATTAGCACACCAAACCACCCCACGTAGAGGCGGTTATCAGTGCTAGTAACCCAGTCACAAAAACTCTGCCAGTTGGTATTTGGTTTTGTTAGTGTGGCTGTAGTCATTTATTTAAAAAGAGAATTTTGCTCCTAGCTTTGTGCCGTAGGTGTTGTCAGCATCTTCAACTTGGTTGAAAGATACTTCACCATAGACGCCAAGTTTATCTGTAGCAGAGATAGAGCCACCAAGCTTGCCAGAGAAATTAGACTCTGAATCAACGCCATCAGCAGCATTAATCGTCTTACCACCTTGGACATAATATGCAAGGGAGCCAAGATTGTTTTCATAACCTATGTGTAGGTCAGTTGCTCTTGATGTATAATCAGAGCCAGTGTAGTTAGCGTTTGTTTCAACGTTAACATATGGTCCTGCAAGTACAGGACTAGAGAATAGTGTAGCTGCAACAGCTAATGATATTTTTTTCATTTAAAATATGCCAGGTATGATTTGTCCAGTCGTGGCGTACGCTCCAAGAGCAGCCATGATACCGATCATAGCCCAGCGGCCATTTTGAATTTCAGCGTTGTCGTTCATAGTGTATTCAATAGGTGCTTGAAGTGCGATAACTTCTGTGTCGTTCATTAAAATAATGTGTAAGTTAATGGGCGAGGATGAAAGTTCAGGTCGCCACGATACACCTATGCTTTGAAATTACTACCGAAAAATTTATTAAAATCTCTAATTCGTCTTTCATTACCTGGTCTAATAAATAAATCAGTACCAGGTACAGGATTTCTTGGATCTGGAGTTTGGTAGATCAGTTTGGTCTTTTAACTTTCCTTTAGCTGCTTCCTTCTCACCTTCTGTAGTTCCCTGATCAGCTAGGTTTCTAATCTTACTTTGCTTTTGTTGGGTCTTATGTTTCTTAGGATCTATGTCAAACATTCTAGACTCAAGAGGTCTTCCATCTGGTCCCATATTATCATCTGTAATAGGATCTCCAGAATCTATATAGCCTCCCTTCTTTTCTAACTTTTGACCTTCAGTTTCTTTAGGGTATGTAGTCTTATCCTGATAGGGTTCAGATTCCCCAGGTTGATTAAGGTTAGTACTGACTATCTTCAGTATCTCTCCCATAGCATTCTGTTGTTTATCTTGTTCTAACTCCGCACCAAGACTTTTACCAAGTCGTAATGAATCTATTAGTTGTTGTGTTGCTACCATAATTAGAAGTTAATATTTGAGCGTTCAAGCTTCTCCATTATGTCTAAACGGTATGCTGGATCTCTCTCATAACGAGGATCACTCATAGCTTTGACAACTTCAGCTTGACTACGGAATTGAGATCCGTCTGATTTGGGTGCATTTCCTGTTAACATTTTACCTTGGTATCCCTGCTCATCATTATACCTATAAGCTAAGGCTTTAACTGCAAAGAATGCAGACAGTGGGTTGCCACTTTCCATAACTTCATCGAACATAGAAATCTCTTGTTCACTTAAGCTACCTTGTGCCCACTTCATCATGTCATTATACTTAGCTTCTCCACCAGCTATATTCTTTAGCTCTCGTACATTCTGTTCTGTAAAGTCTGGAGGTTTAGGTATATATTTAGTAGCTGCATCTCTTCTCCATTCAAGATGTAGTTTAGCTAGTTCATTAGTACTTAACTTACCTAACTTATCTAAAGTTTCTTTACTATACTCACCTGACTCAGATGTAGCTTGATCCCACAAGTCATCTAAGAGTCCAAATTCTTGAGTATTTTCTTCAGTTTCTTTCGTTTCTTCGCTATCTTCTTTGGACTCCACTTGTTCGTTATCTTCGGAGTCCCCAGTTTGCGAGCTATCTCCAGCACTTTGTTCTCCAAGTTTCTTTTGAAGTTCAACATATGCTTTTTCTAATTCTTGTGCATCTTTATATTTGCCAGCAAGAAGATCATCTTGTGCTTCTTGCATGGCTTCTCCAACCTTCAGAGAATCCTGCTCATCAGCATTAAGATTCTCTATTGAGGTTGCTTCTTCTGTGTTTTCAAATGTTAATGTTTCTGCCATTAGTATCCTTCAGGTGGTGCTGCAGGAGGTGCTTCCCCTCCTCCTCCTCCTAGCTGTTCTGCTAGAGCAGGGTTCTTAGTTGGATCAAACACTGGTGCTTTAGCCATGTTAGGTGCTTGCTCCATAGCTGTTTGTTCTAACTGTTGTTGTTGTGCTAACTGCTGGTCTTGTTGTAGTTCTTGTACACTCTTAACTAAGTTGAGTACATCTATACCTTGAGCAGCTGCAAGTCTTTTAATTACTTCGTCAGGATTAATGTATTGTTGGATAGCTTCTGGACCCATTGTCTGTGCAATGGTCTGTAAGAATGAACCAAGACTTTGAACGTCTTGTCCTCTACCAAGTGCATTAATACCAGCAACAATGATAGGCTTAACCATACCTTTTGGTATACGTGGTATCTCGCCTGTCTTTTGGAAGACATTAAGTTTCCTATTGAGATAGGGTACTAAGAATTCTACTGTTAGTAATCCGAATAGTCCTCCGAGTTGTTGTTCTAGTTCTAGCTGAGTCATCCGTACTTCTTCAGCAGTAGTACGCTCTGACTGTCTTACATTTAATATTAAGAATGCTTCACTTAATCTCGTCTCTAACCTATTCATCAGCTCATTAGCTGTACTGAAGTCGGCGGTCTTGCCTACTTGTACTACACCTATATCATCTGGTCGTCCTTGGACGATAGCTCCGTTGCCTGCTTGGGCTAGAGTCTGTGGTTTAGTGGTACTTGAGGGTGATACAACAAACACTACTTTAGCAGCCGCTGCAGACCCTTCTACGAGTGCCTGAGACAATGCTTCGAGTGACTTTAGATCCCCTATAAACTGACCTACTCTACCACGACCATAATCCTCACCATCCACTGAGTTAAATCTTAGTGGCAACCACGGAGTAGCTTCTACTGGTGCTTTACTCTGAGATTTAGGAAGAATCTTTCCATGTACTTCTTGATGCCAGATAAATCTATTGTTATCTCTGGTGACATGAGTATATACGTCACACTCTTGCTCTTCTGGTTCATCTGTTTCAACCAGTGGCATCTCTTCATTTTCAGGAATGTAATCACCTAATAGTTTCTTGTTGATACGTTCCTTGGTAACTATTTCTATCACATCTCCGTTGCCATCTCGTTCTATAACATAGCGATTAAGAGGGAAGAGTTTAAGACCTGCTTTACCCATAAAGATTAGAGCATTACCTGCTACTACTAAATGTTGTAGTGCTTGGTGAATGATCACACGATCATCTGATGCTGCGATAGCATCTAGGATTGTACGTTCAATCTTTGCAAAGGATAAGTCGAGTTCTGATTTTACTTCGGGAGGGAAATCTGTACCTAGTTGAGACTCATCTAACTGTAGCTTAAAGAAGCTGGTTTGTGGAGGTACTAGACTGAGCGATAGTTTACTCGCTAATGCTACTACACCTTTGGCACCAACACTTTGCCATGGAGTCTTTAAATTTTTCATACCTTTTGAGTTCTCTTCGTGACCTCTAATAAGATATGGTAGGGTAAGTTTCCCTGCGTCTTCTGCTTCTGTTAAGTACTGAGCACGTTCACTGGATAGATAGTCATACCGTTCTTTTGCTGACATTGTTCTTAGATGTTAAGGGACTGGTTAATTCTCATACCACCACGGTTAAATCCACCGTAGGCTCCACCGCCTCTGCGTTGTTGTTGTGTTAATCCTTTCTGAGTTCTAACTCCTTCAACACCTTGTTTAGGTTGTAAGTTATAAATATCTTTAAATTGTT